AGAAGCAGCAGTAACACCGGAGCTGACATTACCTGTGCTTGTCTCTGTATTACCGGAAGTCTCGCGAAGCTCCTGTATAGTCCTATCAAGTACATTGATATAATTGCCGTCAAGGGACATATGCTCAATAGGACGAAGGAATGTATCGTCAAGGCTTCCTTCAACAGTAACAAGGGGATTTGAGAGGTCAAGGAACTGATCTTGATTAACGCCGCCGTTAGAACGTGTGAAGTAGCGAGGAATAGAGCCCACCATAGCGTTTTTAACAAAGCTTGTTTTGAGTAGGTCTATCTCTGTCTGCGGGTTTTGGCATATATCAACGTAGCCATAACCGCAGGGAGAACCTTCAATAGGGAACAGCGGGTCAAATACATAAGGATATTTGCCGTGATCGTAGAGACCTGTCATAGCCATAGGAGGCTTAACTGTGCCGCTTATCTCGTCAATAATAGGCTGCGTGTCATTCTCCGTAGCATAAAGCACAATGTCATTGACGTATTTGCAGTATTGGAGAGTGTTCTTGCCGTTTATGTACTTGTGGTAGTAGACCTCAATAACAGTGATCTTGTTCTCTGTATCAACGTGGTCGTCATAGAGGAATTTGGTTGAAACAAATGTCTCTCCTTTAAGTCCTCCCCTGAGCTGTTCAGGATAAAGCTGCTCAAGGATGTCCTTGTCATAAAGCTCTGTATGGAAGAAATAGCGGCTCTTTTGAATAGCTGTAACGCCCGGTTCCCAATAGAGATTGAGAATATTCGCGCGTTCAATGCTTATATCTCCGAGTCCGTTCAGCTTATGCTTGTCCCAAACGACTTTATAAACGCCTGTGCCTGACTTTGTTTTCTGCCACATAACGTCGTCGTAGGTTTCCTCAAATTTGTTCTGCTCAAGAACGCAGGGAATGATAGCTGAAAGCATTCTCGCCTCGGCTCTGTCTCCTTCCTCACGCGGCAGGATATTAGGCTCGGGGTATGCTTCCATAGCGTCAGCGTGCTTTGAGACTATGACATTATGCAGCCAACCGGATTTACTTGTGAATCCTTTGTCTTTGCCTATATTGGTGGTCTTTTCTTCCTCAGTAGCGTTGCGGAGCTTCCACCAATTCTCAGACGCTATAATGCGCTGTTCTGTGCGGGTCTTGCCCGACTTATATTTCTGCAGTATGTCTGTAAAGTGCTTAAGCTGTTCAGATCCTATCGGAACCACCGCAGCAGCCATAGCTTCAGGGGGCTTCACCTGCTCCCGCGTCTCTGCTATATTCGTATTTGCGAAAGGTTGTAACGGTTTATACATATATCCTCCGTTTAATAGTATTTGCGACCCTCGCTGAATTGGTTCAACGGGTCAGTAAGAATGATCTTAGGCTCAACGGGTACAATAGGAGATATAGGACGTGACATACACATATATCTGACCTCATCGGGGCAGTGGTCCTCAAGCTTTGTGTCAAGGTCCTCGGGGTGTGTCTCCGAGTACATCATAAGAGGCATAGTGCGAATGAAAGCCTTGCAGTTATTAAAGACGTACATCCGCGCATATCCATTCTCATCAAATTGCATACGGTAATGAACCTGCATCCAACCGGGGATTCTTTCGTGATCTCCGGGAGTGAAGTATATTCCGTATCTTGCGGCAGTCTCTGCTATGCTCTCACCGCGTGAGCTGTCCCATATAGCAGGGTCAGCAACGCTGTCAACTATCTTGCGCCCTTTAAGCCAAGGGTGTTCTCTCTCAAATTCAGATATTCTCTTGAACTGTTCATCAGGAGACCATTTAACACCTTCATCAGGAGTCTGTGTGCAGCCGTACATCTCCATAATGCGATAAAGCGTACCGTCATAGTCAACAGCCCAATACCCAAGGGAGAAGGGCTTAGCATATCCGAAGTCGTATGATCGCATGATATTCCAACCTCGGCACTCTCCTTTTGATATGTCAAATGGCTCAATAACGTGTGTAAAACGGTGCTGCTTTAATGCTTCCTCCTGTGTTATACCTGCTTTAGTGCAGAGGTCTATATCGGGAGTGGGACGGAAATCCTCAAAGAACTGTCCTTCGAAGATGTCCCACCGACCGTATAGCCAAGCCTCACGAAGCTTAGGAGGGAGTGCTTCGAGCTGCTTTATGTAATCCGGTTGACTCTCCATAAGAGCCTTATTGTCGGTGACAAGTGCTTGAATGAAACAATAGTCCTCGGGGACTTCTCCTGACTCATACTGCTTGTCTATAAAAAGACGCTTTATATAGCCGTGAGAAACGCCTCCGGGGTTGCAGGTGTAATAAATGCGCTTGGGGAAGCTATTTACACCACGCACGCAGGCTGTTATCTTCTTTATCCACATTTCTTGAAGCTGTGTAGCCTCATCAAGGAAGATAACGTCATATTCAGCACCTTGGTATTGATCAAGGTCTTTGTCATTATTACAATAACCAAATTTAATGGTGCTTTTATTGGTAAAATTGAAGATCTTATCTGTTTTGTTATACCTTGCAATAGGGCGGGGAAGCTCTGACTGCAAGGGAGTTATATGGTTGTTTACAAGCTCAGGATATGTACGACGTACAATAAGCGTCTTAATACCGGGGAAGCGCAGGCAAAGCCTTTTAGCCTTGTCTCTGACAGCCCAAGACTTTCCGCCACCTCTCGCACCGCCATAGCCAACGTGCTTAGCGTGAGAGGCGAGGAAAAGCTTCTGTCTCTCGTTAGGTTCTCCGAGGATAAGTCTTGTCTCACTCATTCCATTCCTCCGGTCCCGCAGCAAAGACAACTTTTATCTCATTAACGATATCGTCCTCTTTCTCTGCCTGCTTCTCAAGGTTGGCAATACGCGCCCTCTGTTCCTTTGTATCAAGCTCAGACTTAACGCCCTGCATTTCCTTAAGGTCGCGTAGCGAGGCTGTAAGCTGCCGTATTCCTTGCGTATCAGTAGGGTCAACCACTCCAAAGGCTTTTATAAGCTTCTCTGTCAAGGTGTCCGTGAGAGCCATAAATTTAGCAGCACGTGCAGCCTGCTTGTCAGATATTTTTTCAAGGCTTTTTGTAATGGTTTTGTCTTTGACCTGTTTCCGCTGTTCTATCCAATTTTCGTCTTTGGCGTGCTTTGTAATGGCTGTAAGACCTACGCCGTATTTCTGTGCGAGCTTCCTGTATGAGGAGGACTCATCACGGATATATTCTTCTCTGATCGCATTCCAATCCACACAGGATAAACTCCTTTCTTAAGTAAGATGCTTTGATGGCTATATGATACAACACGGTATATTCGAAACTAAACCTACCCCCCACAAGAAAAAATAATAAAAACAAAAGGACGCCGAAGCGTCCCTCTGTTTCAGATCTCAACTATTCTGATATTATGTACCCACAGCATTAATTTACGTTTGATGATATAATCCTTTGTTTTCGTTGCCTCGCTCTTTGTGTCCTCAACAACGGTCTTTCCATTATGGCTGTAAACGAAATCGGCAACGTACTCGCATTTATGTTCTATAATGCGTCCTTTGGTAACACCGCCGCGAGGTCCTATAATATCGGGTTCACGCTGTTCAGGAATCAATGTAAACCTAACCTGCCTCTTGAGATCGTCTATTTTCCCCGCTTTGACAAGCAAGCAAAGCTCAAGATAACGCCTGTATTCCTTAAGGGAGTCAAACGTTTCTCCGCCGCGTATGATCTTTTTGTTATTATACTTGTTGTATTTCATATCGAAACCTCCGGATATTTAGCGTTTAGCATAGCGCAGATAAGGCAGTGCTTATAATTGTCAATGTTGTAGCAGAAGGTTTGTTTATATTCCTTCGACTTCGTGCTGTTGGAGAAAATAAGGTTAACGGTGTTGTTATCGTCCACTCCTTCACAGCATATCCGATAACCGTCGCTTTTATGGTAGAAGGGGCAGACTACATATTTAGAGTCAAATTCAGCCATAGAATCACCTCCCGGCGCTATACGTCCTCAATTTTGTTTGCCTGCAAATATCTGTCGGCATCCTCAAAGGTAGGGAATACTTTTTCGCCCCATCTGCCGCGAGTGATACCCTTAACAACAATACACGGCTGCATAGATTCATCGATAAAATATATCTCGGAGACTTTGCCCTTTTGCGGGACTTGCCGCCCGTTGTTAAATGTACGTATCGCCCAAACCTCGTCACCGACCTTGCAAGGCAAATTAATATTATGTGCCATATTGTTTATCCCCGTCAGTTCCTTTGCGATTTGGTCTATTGCAGAAGTCGTATCAAAAAGTGCATCCTCGTCCCTTGTGTAAAAATCATCAAGATACTCTTTCAACCTCTCCGCAAACTCCTTGATTGCTTCGGCTCTTATTCTGGCATTGTGAAATGGAAGCTCTGACTTTATTTCACTTGCCAAGTCGTATGTTGTCCTGCATACACCATTCAACCTCTCAATCTCCGCTTTTTGGCGGTTGATAACAGTAAGAGCGTCGGCTTCAAGATCGCGACAGTTTACACCCGCATAAGGGCATAAGTGACAATCAGGGTCGTTGTGACCGCAACACTCAAGAGCCTTTATAATCTCGTTATCGGTCATATATTTTCAAGCTCCTTTTCTTTTTCCTCAACATATTTAGGTTCTTGGCAGAAATGGAAGGCGGTGAGTGATATTCCTGATACAAGACTTATCCCTGCGGCTGCTCCGTAACCCGCAATAATAAATGCGACTACCGCAACCAAAGTAGCCACCGATATTGCTACCCCTATTACTGAAAATTTCATTCCGCACCGCCTTTCATTTTCGCTCCGATAATATCCTGCAGCAAGCTGTTAACTGTTTCTACAACCTCCGGTACGGTAAGCTCGGGTTTATTGAAACCGTTGAATAATCCGTATTGTTTTCCATTGATAGTATATTTAACGGCGACTGTTGCAGGAAAGTCACCCGGCATATCGTTATGCTCGCGAACGATCACCATTATTTTTTCAAATCTCATGCGTTTTTTGCGCTTCACAATGAATCGCCTCCAATTATTCTGAATTACTATCAAACAACGTCGGCACGGCCAGAAAGTTACACCAAAGCACCTCTGTTCTCGGGTCGGAGTTTTGGTTATAAGATTTCTTTTGGATCTTATTCCAACCTTTAAGCTCTCTGTCGTACATTTCCGAAGGATACCCGCTAAGTATAATCTTGCCTTTGTGCTTCGACAGTACGGCCAATAAATCAAGATGATCCTGTTCATTCATTTCGCATCGGTACTGCTTCCCACCGCGAGTGTTCAGAAGATACGGCGGGTCTGCGTATATAAGCACGTTGTCGTAGTTGAATTTTTTTATGAGATCTAACGCGGGACGGTTTTCTATCTGTACGCCCTTTAACCGCTCCGCTGCTTCCGCGAGTTGAGCAGGCATTTTGTTCCAAACGCTTACACAATAGCTTCTCTCTCTTGCATATACATCTATTTTAAAGCCCGTTTTTTGATAGGTCTTAAAGCCGTGTCCCATTCTCGACCTGATTGCAAAACGGTAGGCTCTGTCGAAGTCCGACGTCCCGCGATTTTCGTGCGCGTCATCAAATACTTCACGAGCATACGGGGTCAGACTTATAGCTTCCATAAGCTCAGACGTCTGCTCCCTTAAAACCTTGAAAAAATTCACAATGTCGCCGTCGATATCGTTGACCGTTTCAATGGCGGATGGCGGTTTATTGAAAAGAACCGCGCCCGATCCAAAGAACGGTTCAAGATATGATCTGTGCGGAGGCATAATTGAAACTATTTGCTTGGCCATACCCCATTTAGCGCCGGGATAGTTAAGTATTGCGTTCATACTTCCTCCTTCACACTCATTGATCCGCCTCACTCCCACTCTATACCGGTCTGATTCATAAGCGTGTCGAAATACCTCTTGTTATACACCGCAACTTGAGCCCCGAAAGTCGTTTCCCACATCGGAACAATGACCTTGTCATTTTCTTCTCTAAATGCGTGAAGATAGAGGCGGTTTATTTCTTTCGAAAGGTTCTTGATCTTATTAAAGACCGTTTCATTGATTTTGAATCCCTGCGCCGTGATGATGCGCATTTCATCATAAAAGACGAAGCACAGAGAAGGAGCAACCTCGGCAACTTCTTCTTGGAAGATATCGATCTTTGCGTCGTAAAATTCTATCTGCAGGGGGTAAGTGTTTGAATTGATGGTCATTTCAAGCGCCGTGTTTTCTGCAACATAGCAGCGCAGGTCTAAGATTTTGTCCGTGAGTTTCTGAATTGTATTCATTTTTTATCTCCTTTGTGATAGTGTTATTTGCCTGTCCCGATTTGTCGGTCTTTATTAACCATATCGAGAATGGCTTGAAAATGAGTCTTTTTTCTGTATTTCTGTCCGTTTAGCTCGCACTCGGCAACAATACCGACATATTTGTTAAATTCGTCGATAGAAAGGTTGTCAAGCAGATGATCAAGCTGCTCTTTTGAGAGTAAAACAACGCCTTTGCCGAGAGTCCCGCCGAGATATTCCATACGAACGCTTTCTTTTTTGTCGAAAATATCAGAATTTTCTTCACGCGCGATAGAATGAGTGAATGAAATTTCTCCTTCTGAATCTTCTTCTCCTTCTCCTTCTTCTTCTTCTTCTATAGCGTTAGGTAACGTTACATCAGCGTTACTTGTAGCGTTAAAATGCGTTACATCAGCGTTACTTTTGTTTGCTCTGCACCTTGCAACCCTCTCCCGTGTTTGCTTGCGGATTTTATCAAGCCCTTCGACGTTTTGATATTTCCCCCAATTTATAATTTGTAAAAATCCCGCGTCGTCTTTAATAAGCATATCGTGTTCTTCAAATACCTTGATAGCCGCCTCGACTACGGTGCGGGGCTTTTTTAATTCGTCGGCGAGAGAAACAGAGTCAAACGGCTTTTTTGAAGTAATGTATATCATGCCATCGTCGTTTATTTCTCCTGCAAGACACAGAAGCTTGAACCAAATAACAATGATCGTGTCGCCGTTCTTCATTCGCTCTATGGCGCTGATCTTACGGCTTGTTCGAAATGTTTTTAAATATAGTTTTATCCACTCGGCTTCAGCCACATATCTCCCCTCACTTTCCGCAGGCGGTTATCTTGATTCCTTTTGGCACTGCCCATGTTACCTTTCGGATAAATTCCTCCTCGCGGCTTGTCGCGTCGGATAGGTGCAAAAGATGTATTTCGCGGCATTGCGATAAGTCCAAGGTGCGAAGATAATCGCATAAGGTGTCAATCTCCATATGAGAGTTGCTGATACGGTGACGTACCTTTTCGGGAAGCTTATCGCAGCGCTCAAGTATTTTTTTATCGTAATTGGCTTCTATTGCAAGGATATTAAGCCCCGGAAATTGATAGCGGAGATTTACGGTGTCCGTAGCAAATGCGAGAACGTCCCCGTCAATGCGGCTCTTTATAAGAAATCCGAGAGGCTCTGCCGCG